CATGCTCTACGCTTTTTAATAGCTTTGGTTATTTCGTCTTTTGGTAAGATAGCAAAACACGTATTATCAGAAATCTCATTTGTAACACTTGATTGTCTTTCTTTACCATAACAATCATATAATCGAGTTTTTAAATCTTGTACTTCCGTATGCGTATAAAATAACCACATAGCTAAAACTCCAGTCGCTCCGTGTTTCTTTATGTTTTCAATAAACTTTCCTATCGGTATCATTTTAATTAATTTTCAATTGGTGGAAATGGAGGTGAAGGCTTAGGCTCAAACGGACTCAAAGGAATATCTAATAAATAAGCGTATTGAGTTGGAGCAATATCTACTTCATCTGATTCACTTAAAAATAAAAAATATACATCATTAATATCTTGAACAAATCCAAGAAATGTATCAGCATCAAAAAACACTCCTTGTAGTTCTTCCGCTTGTTGATTTGTTACTATTCTACCTTCCATTATACTTGTCTATTTAAAGTTGTTTGATATGCTTGAACCGCTGTGTAAAAATTAGCTGCTTCCGTATCTGTTAATCCATCTCCTATTGAAGCAAATGCACATTGTTTATCAGAATAATAAACTGAACCAAGACTTTCTATTAATGCGCCAATATAAACATTAACACTTGAAATAGATGAGATTGATAATGTTTTACTTGCTAATGAAGTTCCGTTTTTAAAAATCTTAGCAGTTGTTGAAGGCGCTGTATTAACATAAAACCCTCTACCATCAGTATTTGAAGCTGTTAATCTATTTGTTGCAAAATTTCCTGAATCATAGCCAGCTGTGTTCGCAGTTCTTCTTATCCACAATGAGAAAATATCTGTACTTGCAGAGCTTGTTGTAGAACCCATTTCATAAAAATCTTTAGCTGTAGATGTTCTTGAATAAAAAGATAAATGATTATTATTATAGGCTAATCCATTTGTTGAAGGAATAAACGATGTATTTGCAAAAGCACTTGTACCATTTGGAGTCATTCCAGTAGAACTATGTGTCCAACCTGTTTGAAAACTTAAATTATAAGTCCCTGGCGTTTTAAGGTTAACCGCATGACTTGATGCTGTGCCACCTACAATTGGATAAATAGCTTTGAACTTAGTCCATATTGAATAACCTTTCAAGTCAACTACCAAAGTATTAATAGCCGCTTGTTGTGTAGGGTCTGTTATTGCAGCCGCTGTTATGAATGCTTGTGCATCGGGGTCAATACCAGCTGTCTTAGGCATTAAAGAAATTAAACTATAATAGCTCATATTATGCTTCTGTTGTTACACCAATTGCATCCCATCTGCTGTCATCTGAATTGTATATCAATCCTACATAAGTGGTTTTGCTAAGTACAGTTGTTGTTGGTAGAGTTACTCCAATTGCTCTATATCCACCTGCTCCACTTGTCCAAGTAATTGCTCTCGCCGTTCCATTATCTTTTATTCTTATCATTAAAGCTTGACCCTCAACTGGCGAACCTGTTGGAGCTGCTAAAGTCAAAGCAACTGCTTGAGCTGTAATTTTAACTAAATCATTTGAAGCCGTTGGCGTTACCGTTGCAGCACTTGACACCGATTGCACATTTGGGGCTGCTGATAAAGTGCCACCCGACAAAGTCAATCCAGTTCCTACGCTAAGTTCCTCAACTGCTCCACTTGATGCTGTTGTTCGACCTAATAAACGACTTGTTGCCATTGTAAGACCTGAGCCTGTTATCGCTCCCGTGCTTACTTTATTATTAAATGTTGTCCAATTTGCTGAACTTAACGCACCTCTATTTGTTGCACTTGCGGTCGGTAAATTAAACGTATGTGTCGAACTGCTTGAGCTTATTCCAAAATCAGTTCCACTTGTACCAGTTGCAAAGTTTTGAACTTGGTCAGTTAAACCATTTAAAGCCGTTAAACCCGTTGTAAACGTAGTTATAACTTGGCAAAGGTGATTATCCTCTGTATGTAATGTAATATTGCGTCCTGACGGAGTTACATAAACTCGAATGGCTAATCTATCCGTAGCTACTAAAACTGTTTCAGGAACACTTAAACTTGTAAAGTAAGCGTCTATTGCAGTACCACCCGTTATTATTTCAGGACTTCCAGAATTTGAAGCCAATAGCGTAAATGTAGTTCCATCGTATTTATAAAGTTCTACATAAAAAGACGGTGTGCCTCCACCACTTGAAGCTGACAAATAAAATTCTAAATTCCAATTTCCACCCGGTATTTTTAATAAATTAGGGTCATTTGCATCAGTTAAAAATGAAGCAATGTAACCATTACCAGATACATTTGTACGGGTGAAATCAGTGCCCGATCCTAATATCGGTGTCTTATTCATTTCGTAATAAGTAACACCACCTATTGTTCCTTGACTTACCGAGCCATTTAAATAATAACTTGTTGATGCACCTCCACCAGAAACGGAGGGAAAATTAGCTAAAGAACCGTCGCCCCTTACATATTGCGAAACAGCACCCGCACCTGTAACCGCTAAAGTTCCACTTGTTGTTATAGGGTTGCCACTAACTGAAAATGCTGAGGGCATAGTTAAATCTACGCTTGTTAACGTTCCTACCGATATATTACCACTACCTAAAAGCGAATTTGAATTAACCGTTTTTATGTTTGTCGCTGAAACTAATGTAGCTTGTTTTGAATCTATCTGCGTTTGTATTGCCGAAGTAACTCCGTTCAATGTTTCAAATTCTGTATTGCTTATAGTACCATTTCCAATTTTAGCTGCGTCTATTCCACTCGCTACTTTTGAATTTGTTACCGCTGAATTGTCAATTGTCCACGTTGCACCCGAACCACTTACGGTAATATCACCTTTGTCGCCGTCTGAAACACCACCAGTCGCAAGGCTTATAATTGTGTTTAGTGTAGCTTTCTTTGTTTCTCCACTTTGCACTATTGGTACTACCTCAGCACCCGTTACGGTGGTCGCTGCATTTAATTGACTTATTTTAATTTCTGCCATTTTATTTTATTTTATCTTTCTAACAATGTTTCACCACTCCACGAGTTACTATATATACTTCCGAAACCACCCATAAATATCAATAATTCGCTAATAAGAAAATCATTTGATTCAGTTATCAAAAAGTCTCCCGATTCAGTTAATAAGTTAGTTGTTTCTTGTCCACCTTGTTGACCCGAAGCACCCCAACCAATTAAATTTAAAACTCCTTGACCCCATCCAATTACATTTCTTACAAAGAAGTTAAGTAGGTTGTTTAACATTTTGGTTTGCCTTTTTTAAATAAACGAGTAACTTGGTAATATTTTCCTTTTTTGGTTTGTAAGTTGTTTTCTTTTTCATAAGACCCAGCCTCCATAGTTATTAATATCACTTGGATATGTGTCCCCGTTTGAATTTAAATTGTATTCAGGAAACAAATCTTGGTTGTAAATTATATGACTTATAAATCTATCCGTGTATTCCTTTGCAATGCTCGTGTATTTGTTAGTTAAAAAATCAACTTCCAATTTATCCACGTTTTCAGCATTTTCTGAGCTGTGTTTATAAATACCTTTGTTTGCTATCGTGTAGGCTGCATTTGGTAAATATTCAACCATTGCCCAATAAATAAGCATAGGCTTAACGTAAATCTCTAAAAGCTCTTTGTAGTCTTCAAAAGCAGGGTCTTCAATATCATTGCTTATAATTAAGTCTTTTAGCTTTTCAGTTAATTTAGTTCCTAAGTAGTTTTCAATATGAATGTCTTGCGCGATTTTTACAAACTGAATGAATTTATCCGTGTCCGTGTTTCCGTTCAATGCAGTCAATCGAACCAAATCATCGCGTGTAATAAATAAAGCCTCTGCCATTATTGAAAACGTTTATTAGTTGGTAAAAATCCTTGATTAGGCATATCCTTTGGAAGCATACTAACTTTAGGGTCGTTCTTTACAACATACCCAAGTTTTTCAGCTTTACGAACCGCAACTTGTTTTAATTCTTTGCTGTTTACATCAATAGCTTTTCCACTAAACGTTGCGTAAACTCTTTTATTCCAACGATGATGACATGAGCCACCGCCTTTATATAACCAAATTGAATAGTTATCCGCTCCATTTGGTCCCCAACCTTTATTAACAGCTTGACTTCCCATGCTAATAATATCCTCTTTTCGATATATTTTATTAGCGGCAATCATTCTTTTGCAGAATTCACGGCTTTTTTCAGTTGTTTCACCCGCGTAAACGTATCTTGTTATGAATTTAACTCCGTCTATAACTTCATCTTGACTGCTTCTTATATTCGGTCTATTGTCTCCAGTTGAAACCAAACTAACTAACTTGCTAAATAACGACGGTTTTAGCTCTTTAGAGAGCATTTCGTTTTCTTTGTCATCGTTATCATAGTCAACTGCACTTTCATCTATTAAAAGCCAATTTTCGTTAGGGTCTTCGCCTAAGTCAATTAAAGCCTGTGCAATTACAGAATCTTTGCTTAATAACTCAGGGGCTAAATCACTTCCGCCTGTTTCAGGTGGCAACCCAACAATACTTCTTATTTCGTTTGGTGTAAGCGTTTCAATTACTTTATTTGCAACCAATGGTGAAAGATTATTAATACTTTCAAGTAATCGTTTCTTGTCATTGTTTGTAGTTAAATCGCCGTCAGCATCAAGTGGGTTAAGTGTTTCAAAATATAAGTTCAAAGAAACACCGTTAAATGCTAAGATTTGGTCAAGCGCATCAATCAATAATTCTTGATATGGTTTGATAACCATGTTTTCAAATAAGATTGTCGAGTTTTTTAACTCATCTGCGTTTGAACTAAACCCATTACTCGAAGCTATACCAAATAAAAGAGGTGAAGTTACATTATGACCTAACATTATTTTTCGTAAACATTCCTCACTTAAATATGTATAGTGGTCGGGAGCGTCATTTAATGGAATATCCTCAACGCTTGTTCGTGTTTCTACATTATCGTTAAAACTTACAATAACCTTACGACCTTGCGACCCTGTTAACTTCCCTAAAACTTGACTTGTAATCGTATCTTGTTGCTCAGGTGTTGGTACCCCATTATTAAAGTTTACGATTTTAGTTCCTGAGAAAGAATTTTGAACCTCGTTAATCAAATAATTTGCAACCTCCTCCTCTAATAACGCATAGCTAACCGCACCTTGATAGTCAACGTAACTAAAATACTTCATACCTAAAGAATAAGGCTTGATATAAAGTATTTCGACTTCGTTATTTGAATACCCAAAAGCGTCTATTCTTTTCGGTGGAAACTTTTTAATATCTTCCCAATTATCTGAATAGTAATACGCCTCTATTTCTCCGTCTTTATTACACTTTTCGGGAGCTAATAACTGTACTGGAATATGATAAGCTTTTAAAATCTTTTTATGATTTTTGTCATAATGAACTTGAATAGCACATTGACCCAAAGCCTTTAACTCAAAACACAATTTACGCAAACAATCTTGATTAAATAAAGACATCATTTGCGCGTACTCATTCGGCTTTTTATTAGCGTCTAATGCAAATAGTCCACGACCATAAATTAAGCGGCTTATATTGTTTATAATTGCGTTATTCGTAGTTGAATTTTTGTATCGCTCAATAAGGAAATCAAAATACTCATTATTATCGCCATACGTTACCCATTCATTTCGCTTTGATTCTGAAATTACTGGAGCTTCGTACTTCGCTAAATTTAATATATGTAAGTTATTCATACGTTATATATTGGTTTGTGGTCGCGTGGCTTGTATATTTGCCATTGTTAACCGAGAAATTAACTAAATTTTGGTCTGTGCAAAATACTTTTCCCCGAAAAACTACCTCACCATCGTTAAATAATTCAATATTGTAAAAACGATTTTCAGTCAATTCGCAAATAACATTCAACACTTGGTAATATCCTTTGTCCTCAACGCTATCTATTTCTATTTCTACTGGTATGTTTGTGCTGTCATCCGTAAATATCAATTCATCGAACGTTTTTGAACGTGGTACTATTACCAATTGCTGTGTTTCAGTTGAAGTCGTTAATACGTTCATATAATATAAACGTTCAATCCGTGTTTCTGTTTCTAAAAATACAAAAACCCCACCGATTAGGCAGGGTCTCTATATTATGAAGAAACACTATTTTAATTATCTACGATTGTAGCACCGTTGAAAATAACAGAAGCCATATCGCTTTCGCTATTTGTGTTTAAGAAGTTAGCAGGTAAGTTTTCCATTCCTGTAAACGTTAAGTTGTACCCGTTGAAATCACCCATTGCTGTACCGCTTGAAATAGTACCCGCAGTTACATCGCAACCTCTTTGCAATCCTGCAATAAAGAATTGATTATCGCGTGTTTTAACTACAATGTGAGGACGTCCGTAAGCTAATAACTTAACTGTTTTGTGTGTCGCTACATCTTGTTTTTTCAATTGCACGGTCAAAACTTGCTCAAAGAAAGTAGTTCCGTTGTCGCGTGAAGTTTGAATAGTTTGCTCAAATGAGTTAGCTCCTTTCAATTCAAATTTGTAAAGCGAAGAAACACTTGCAATTTCTGAAATTGTATCCTCATATCCTGCAGTTGTTGAATAGGTAACATCACCACCTGCCGTTGAAGAATCAGGATTGAAGTCTCCAAAATTAATAAAGTAAATTGCGTCTAAACCCGAAACTCCCGATTTACACGCTTCCAATCTACCTTGTGAAATATCACAGCTCATATCTTATATTTTTTAATGTTTAACAAAAAAGGGTGGCGTTTATTTCACCACCCTTGTAATAGTTTGAAATTAGATTAGTTAGCTGAATTTGTAATACCGTAAGTAACTACATCCGAAGCAAATCCGTATTTAGCATCAGCTGAAAAACGCATGATAACTCTTACGTTTTGTGAACCGTCGATATCACCCATATCCAAAACTTTAACTTCTTGCTGGTCGCTCATTAAACCAGTCGCAAAATACAAGTTTGAAGTTTGAGCTAACAACGCAGTATTTGAAGCAAGACCCGGAGCTAAGAAAATTTTAACACCATCAAAGAATAGGTCTCCTAAAACTTGATTAGTTCCTTTGTTGTCATAACCGTTAGCACCTACACCAGCTGCAGCAAAGCCACCCAATGCACGAACGTAAGCACGATAAATGTTGTTAGAAACATAAAGTTTCAAATCCTCTTTTCCGTAAAGAGCAGCAGGTAAAGCGTCAACGATAGAACCCAATTGAGCAATAACGTTTGAAGCTGTTACAGTTGTTCCTGCAATTTCTTGAGCAGCAGGTAAAGAAGCGTCAGTTGCTAATTGTCTCATGATTCCAGAAAACTCACCAGCTGAATTGTTGTTACCGTCCCAAATAGTTAACTCCATTTGTTGAGCAACTTTCTCAGCAGCGTGTGCAATTAAGAAATCAGAAAAAGACTTAGGCAATACATCAAATGCAGAATAACCCATTTGAATAGCGTCCCAGTCAGCGCGGAATTCTGTTTTACACAATTGTAAGTTAACTTGGAAATACTCAGGTTGAAGTACTCGCTCAGTCAAAGTAATTGTTGAAGTAGGGTCAAAATCACAATCTGCGTTTTTAACGATACCGTCAGTCGCTACTCTTTTGATAACTTGCTTGTACTTAACGTTAGGCAAGATAGTAATTCCGCCTTTTTCTAATGTTGGTGCAGACAATAAAGCTGCAGCAATGTACTTACCAGCAAACTCGCCTTGGTAAGAACTTGAAATGTTTAATTCTGTTGCCATTTTATTTTATTTAAAAATTTATAATTACTTATTTAATTTATCCAAAATTGAGTCCATAATAGTACGACCTCTTTTTGAAGCTATTTTGATTCGCTCAATTGGATTTTCGTTTTCAGGATTGAAAGCAATAGGCTTTGGCTCTTCGCTCAATTCTACTTCCGTGTTTTCCTCGATAACTGGATTTTTCAATGAGCTTAATTCAGCTTTTAAAGTTTCGTTTTCTTTTTTCAATTCCTCAATTTCTGAAAAGAATGATTCTTTAACTACGCTTTCGATAGTTTTCTTTGGAGCAGCAGGAGTTGTTTTTTCAGCTTCTATTTCAATTTCAGTTCCGCTTTCTTCAACTTCAACTTCGGGAGCTTCTTCCATTTTCTCTTTTACCTCTTTGATAATTCCCTCAACCTCTACTACCAAGATACGCCCGTCCTCTAATTCATATTCACCAACTGGCACTGGTATTTTTTGGTCGTCTTCGGTAA